ATAAATAGTAGACGCCATGATCTTATAGACATCTTCTTTGTTGGCGAACGCCGTAGTGAGATCGTCTTGCTCGGCAAGCCACGCGAGTACACGTGCCTCAATCTGTGCGCTATCAGCGTCAATCAACGTGTGTCCTTCTGGCGCAAGGATGCTACGCTTTAACTTCTTACCATTTGGCCCACGGCTTGGTAGGTTCTGCATGTTGATCTTGTCATCACCACCCCATCGCCCAGTGTGTGCGGCGTAGTAACGGACAGGCACAGGTAAGGTGCCACGTTTACCTATGTCGATGAACCGCTGAGTTCGTGTCTCTTCCAAGGTACTTTTGGTACCCAGACGTGCCGCGACAACGGATTGCACTCGGTCATCTTCATGGTCGGCTAACGCTTTGAAAGCCTCGTCGCTCTTGGCGAACGCGAAAGTTTCTTTACCAGTGGTCGGGCTAGTCTTCATTGGTGGACTAACACCCAAGCCTTGGAGGACCTCCGCAAACTTGGGATTAGACATGAGATCGTCTTTACACACACCTGCGTTCTCAAGGAGTTGGTCTTTCCGCTCCCTCGTATCTTCAAGATGTTGTTCAAGCAAACCGATGTCCAGTTCCAGACATGGTTCGGTAAACATCCGCAAAGTAAGATCGACGATCCTAAGTTCTTGTTTAGGAAAGCCCTTGCGCAAAAAGATATTGAATAGTTTGTGTGTTAACTCGACATCATTTATACAGTAATCACCGTACAGGGATAACTCCTCGTCGGTGAAATCTGCTCGACGTTTGCCCAAAGCATTCAGAACCTCGGTGCCTTTAGCCCCGATTGCATATCTCTCAGATAACGCCCTGAGACTGCCACCAACTTCCACGCCATGAAGAGCACGGGCGATACACAAAGTATCGGTATACACGCGAGGATGAACATCAAACACCCAAGACAAAATGGCACCATCAAACATAGTGTTATGAGCAAGTACCATGCTCTTTGCCCAATCGAAGCTGTGTAAATATCGGCTGAGTTCGTCGTGGGTTCCGCTTGCCCATTCAGTTCCTTCATTGTTCACCTTAATACCTACGCCTATCACCTCAAATCGGGGATCGCGCACGTACTCCTCAGTAGTTAATTTAGACAGGGAATACTCCTTGTCGTAATAAGTTTCAAAATCTAACGTGATAAGGTCCATCACTTCACCTCTAGTAACTTCTGCATGTAGTGACCTGCTTTATCTAAGTCGTTGGCGTTCTTGGTTCGGGCAAGATACTTAATGATGTTGCCCTTCAAGAACCCAACAAACTCTTCTTTAGTCATCCACGCTTCCATTGCGACCCAAGGCTCGACGGATAAACCCACGTAGTGTTGCCCACCAACCTGTCGTAGGTTGGCGGTTCGTGGCTTTTTTGCGGTGCTTTTCGCTTCCTCCTTTTTACGCTCTTCACGCATGGTGGAACCAACAACCCCGTTTTCCCATACGTTAGCGATGTTCTGCATTAACTTGTAAGCGTATCCATACGATACGCCAGTAGCCTTTGCGACCTCCGCAGGTGTGGCGGTTTGATGTTCAGCTAGGTATGCCCAAACTGCATCAGCTTTGGGTGATGATTTCTTAGTCATGATCGTTCTCCTAAAAGTTTGGCTCGTACAATACGCCTTGATCTAACAAGGCTTTGAAGTGCGCGACTTCTGTACGGATAAAGTCGGCACTAGGGTCGCCTTCCCACTCAGCATCTGACAGTTGTTGCACTAACTTCTTATAGTGCGCAGGTACATAGGTGAGACGGGCGTCTTCACTTGGATGCTTGCTCAGCTTTTCGTCTGGCATGTTTCGCACCCAAATAGAAAAAGAGGCGCATTGGTGAATACCACGGCGCAAGTAGGTGAGCGGCTTCGCATTTTACAGCGACAGTAATCCACTCTTGTTTAGTTCGTTGTTTTTTCACGGCACACCTCCCATAAAATACAAGCCTTACCCCATTGCGTTTTACCACGCTTACCGCTATCGCGTATGCGTCTATCGTTCGAGAGTTCAGATAGTCGGGGTTGGACTGATACGTAGGGGCGACCTAAAATCTCGGCGACCTGTTCAGTGCTCAAAGGGGTGGGGGTTTGCGTTAGCAGGGTGTAAACTTGTTCACGTAAGGTGGTCTTCTTACCCCCTACGTTGCTAGCGGCGGCGAGACTTGTATCCCGATGCTGATAGCCTATACCTTCTTCGGTATATCCCATGTCGTTCTCCTATGTTTGCAGTGCCTAAACAGGTGAGCCTTCAAAATCAAACTCAAGCTGTCGTGGGTCGCGGTTCTGACCGCCAACATAGATCAGCACGTCATCTATATTGTCTTCGTTAATGACTAAACTTATGCCACCGCTAATCTTTATATCAGATAGGTTCTTTTCTTGCAAGGGCGTTGGTTTATTTTTACCTGCTTTGCATTCTATACCAAAGAATTTACCCTCGTGGCATCCGATGATGTCAGGTACACCACTCTTACCGTATCCTCCGGTCACTGGATAGAAGTAGTACGCACCTAACGTCTTTAGGTGTGCCGCTACCTTCTTCTTAACTTTTGCTTCGGGTGTCATTGCCATGCTGTTCTCCAAACGTAAAATGATCTACAACCGTACCGCTACACTGAACACACTGGCGCGTTATTCGGCGTCTATCATCCACGTATGTGTCTTCGGTTACTTTCAGCACACTCATACACCAAGGACATAAATTGTCATCCAATCGCTTTTGAATTTCGCCTCGTTCGTCAGCCATGTTGCCCCTCGGAACTGGTATCAAAGTCAAAGTCGGGGAGCGGCGAACCGCCCCCCTTGTTAGTGCCGCACTAACATCACACACGGAAAACCCAATAAACATTGGCATCAATCCGTCTGCCTACTCCTTCGACTGTACTGGTTGGCTTGTCCAGACTGGTCATCATGAGTAGGGCAACCTTCTCTTGCATCCACAAGGGAAGGGCATCCACCGAATCGTACTCGCCCCCGACCGTACTGTCAACTTCCATGCCAATACATGACACTTCGACAGCGTTGGTATGAGGCGATACGTAAACACGGTATACGTTGTCATCATGTGGTAAGTCGTTATCGTACGACATAGAACATGCCCTCACCCGCAGAGAACCCTACGTCATCAACGTAGTCGTCCTTGTCGAGGATGTTGAGGACAGACAGCTTCTGCATGATTTCTTCGGGCAGGGTGTCGGCTGTGTAACGTGATACGTCATCACTCATTTGCGCCTTGTATGTGCTCTCGGCATTGTCGATGGTAAGTACATCAAACATCTGCTGACCCATGCGTTCGTACACGCGAACAAACCACATCGGCACCGTGCGGTTCTGCAAGGCGACAAGTTCATCCTGCTTGGTAAAGAACGCAGTCAGGTTCTGACCAAAGTCAGCATCGACAAACTCGTGGTTACTGTTTATCAGGTGACGTAGTTCGTTGAGGAGTGCGGACCCCACGTTGGTGCGAGACGAATACAGACTTGTCTCCACGTCGATGACCTTGTTGCGTATCTCGGTAAACTCGTTACGTGCGGTATCAACCACGCCATCCACTGCATTCGACGCATCGCGTAGACGTGTGCCTGCGATCTCTTGCGGTGACATCATGCGTAGAAACTTCTTAGCATTACGTACTGCCACGTCGATCTTGGTGGACATCTTCATGAAATACTGCGGACTGTAGTCGCTGTACTTGTCGTTGACGATAGTGCGAGACTGCACCACATACATGTCGGTGCCATCACCACCGTTGCGGAAGTCACCGTATGCCACCCACCCAAGACAGTAGGGGCAATCGTCACGGTAAATCCAGTAGCTGTTGCGGTCACGTGGTTGCATCTTCACACGTAGTTCTCTACATACGCGCTCCGCGAAAGGGGTGACGTACTCGGCACCGTTGGTGTTATCGGTGACAGTACCGCCTTTTGTTAGTGCCTCACTAACAAGTTTGTAATCATATGTAGCCATGTCGTTCTCCTTACCTATCCGTTGCGTACTTTGTTGAACGCATCTTTGATTGCGTTGATTTGCTTGAGCGCAGTCTTACGTGCGCCGAATGATTCGAGAAGTTCGGCCTCACTCCGTAACTTCTCACAGTGCTTGTTGATGATAGCCTCGACTATCTCTACTGCTTCTTGGTATTCCATATCACATCTCCCTTGATGTTATGTAAACGTATTTACCCGTGTCGGGCTTTGCTGATTTGTTGTCTAAGATGCACCATAGCACAGGACATGCCCAACTACCCCATGATCCACCAAGGTACCCATCCGTCAGCACGATTGCGGCTTGCGGCTTGATGCCCTCGGCAGTGAGATACTCGGTAACACACTCGACGTTGGTGCCACCACCACCCTTGGGCTTGGTTGTCTTGACGAGATCATCGAGCTGGTGCACGTCATACTTCTCGTCCTGACAAACTTTGGTGTCCCAGTACAGTAGGCGTATGGCTTCGGGTTGCACCGTGTCGCAGATGGATTTGATCTCGGACATGAACGCTGTGAGTTCGACCTGACCGATAGAGCCAGACGTATCGACAGCGATGACCAACTCACCGACCTGCTCGCTGATGCCACTAGGCATGTAATAACCTGATGACACGTAACGACGATTGGGGCGTTGCCATGTGGAGTAGTCGTTACCTGCACACGTGGTGTTGATAAACTCGCGCAGTACCTCACGCCAGTCGATCTGCGGTGTAAGCAAATCGTCGAGATCACGATCACCGCCTGACCCGACCTTACCTGCGATCAATGCGCCTTGGCGTATAGCCTCGTCAACATCACGCGCAAGTTCACGCTTCTCGTCGGGCGTGAGTTCGGCGGCACCATCCCAGTCATGGTCATCGAAACCTTGTGGTGACTGAGGCTGACCATCACCTGAGCCTTGACCTGACCCCTGTTGCTGATCTTGTGGTGAACCGTTCTCACGTATGTCATGAAAGACTGCGGCGCTGTCCCACCCACGATACTTCTCGGAGTAGCACCCACCTTGCGGCATGGTAGCCCAACCGTCTTTGTTGTCGTCGGCAATCTTGACGTTGATGACGTAATCACATGCTTGGTTGGCAAGCTGTGGATCGTCGTCGTGCAGATGTCGCCATGTGATAAGGTGTTTGTACAGCTTGTGGTATACCTCGTGAAGAACAAGGAACCGTAGTTCTGCATCGTTGAGCGAGTCAACAAAGTCACGCCCATACATCTCATCGCGTCCGTTGGTACACGCGGTTGGGTGGTCGTCCACCACCGTGCGATCACCGATCATGAGGACACCTGCGAGGGCAACGTATTTGGGGTTGCCCATGATGTCAACGACAGCTTTGGACAGTCGTTGCTCTGGTGTAAGTTGTTTACCTATGGCTAGCATCGTGGCCTCCTTACTTCTTGTCAGCGGCGAACATATAGTTGTTGTCCATCGCCCATTGCGTAAACTTCTTGTTGGTCATCACCACCTTGCGGTTGGCATACGTGGCAGGTTGCACACCGTTGGCAAACATACCCTGTGCTTCCTTGTCGAGCCGCACCATGTAGTCCATCCATGCGTCAACCCAGTCCGCACCAATAGTTGATAGAGTGCGATAGACAACCATGCAGACGGCGGCGGCGCTGTCTGGCACCTTGGCAGTCTTGGGTTCGTCTTTGATGGATTGCAACGAGGGCAGTTGGTCGGACAGTTTGACAAAGGCCATCAAGTCCATAGCGCCGCGTTCACCGATGGTACCCATGAGTAAACTTGTTAGGGTCTGGTCATCGAATTGCTCTCGTGTCTTGAGCCAGTCGGATGCCGCCTCAAGTGAGCGTGGTGTAACAAACGCCGTGCGCTGTTGCTTGGGGTGATAGATGTAGGGATTGTCATCGGGGTCTTTGACATCCTCGAAGCTGTGGAACAGATGCGGATTGTCCTTGCACCAACCAAGCAGGGTGTGATCGACACCGTTGTTGATACCCCACTCGATCCACTCCATGTTGTCGGGCTTGCGTGACGTGATGACCGTGATGCGGTTCCGTGCGTGTGGTGGTAGTAGATCACCGACACCCTCAGCGCCAAGGTTAGTGGTGGCAAAGATTATCGAGTCAGGGTGTAACTCGTAACCACCGATCTTGCGTTCGAGCATGACACGTAGCAGTGCGTTCTTGACCGCAGGGTTGGCCTTGCCGTACTCGTCGATCATGAGAATGATAGGCGTCTTGTGATGTGCGCCTAATTCCTCGTTGGTCGCATACTTGACGTAATCGGCACCGTCGAGTTCGGACATCTTGGGTATGGTAATGTCGCCCAAGTCCTTGGTGGTGCAATCGAAGTAGCACGGTGTGTGCTTGGGTAGATCACGTGATAACGTGTTGAGCAGTGAGGACTTACCTGTCCCCATGTGCCCTTGCACAAGTATCGTGCGGTGATGACCACCGTGACGGATGGCAGTTGCGATCTGGTCGAGACCAAGCGAATACATTTGAATTGCAGAGTTCATGATATTTCTCCTGTTACTGTGTTAGTGCGGCACTAACTTAAAGGTCGATTGAAGGAAGTGACTTGATGACATCATCAACGGCACGTTTGGTTTCTGCGCGAAGGTAGCCATCCTCGCGCAATGCGTCAGGCGTGATACCACGTAGGGCATCGTCTAGCTTGAGCCGCATGGCTGACATCTGACTGTCACCTGTTACGTTGCACACATCGAGTAACTCGACGAGATCAACCACGTTGGACACGAGCGTGTCACGAAACACTTTCTTCTGTTCGTGGTCGGCGTAGTCGAGGCGCTCTGACATTTTGGTCAATGCTTTGTAGGCACGTTGCCACACGTCATTCATGGCGTTGGTCAGTTGCTCGGAGTAGTAGGACTCGTAGTGACTACGTACTAACTCGTTACCCTCGTTGCCAATGTCCACGCGGAAGTCACCTGCGTCTGGCAATGGGATATAGCTGAAACGGAAGCTAAACTTTGACGCGATACCGTCCGTCGATGGGTAATCGGCAGGGTTGAACATGTCGCCTAGCTTGGCCTGTGACTGCGAGATAGCCCAGTCGTCCGTGTCGAGAAATGTCTGCACCATACGCTGATACTTGTTCTGCACCTCGGTCATCGCTTGGTGATACTTGAAGTATTGCGCAGTGGGTAGCAATCGAAGCCCAGTGTCCGACCACGGCATTGTCATGCTGTAGTGTAAGTTGCGGACGTTAGCTGTAAACTTCTGCACAGCGGTGAGTTCATCGCAGTTGCCCAGTAGCTTCTTGTGCACATTGGCAATCCCTGCATCGGCATGGTGACGCGTGGTAACGTCTTGTGACGCACGCTTGTCTAGCTTACGCCCAGTCCATGTACTGATGCTGAGTTCTACCAACATTGATGCAGAGCCAATGGATGGTGCTGTTACCGCAGGTTGATTTGTTAGTGCGGCACTAACATTGCTTTGGTTTGTCATGTCGTTCTCCTGTGTGACATAAGGTTAAGGTTGTTGGTGAGAGGCCACCTGTCGTTAGGACAAGAGCGGGAACCGTTAGACCCCTCACCAACATAACTATTATCGCATAACTAGCGAGGTATGTCAAATGTTACCAAAACGTGTTGGGGAGTGTAATGTTCTGTTGTTTTGTGTAAAGTTCTTATATTGTTCGGAAGCAAGTATTTGATTTACAAGCAAAGTTCGATTGTTCGCTAATTTGAGGAGTGAGGACTAGCGCGGAGGGGGGTGGACGGAGAGGAATAGAAACGAACATTGTTAGTGCGACACTAACTTTACCCCTTGTATATACTTTTTTCTAAAACGAATAATATATATAAATAATAAGAAAACTAAACAAACTACAAAAGCTGATAGACAGGTTATGCTAACGCTTCGCGTGAATTGCTAACGCTTGTCACCAAAACACATTGTACGATTGATACTTTCAAAAACCGAACTTTCACCGAACATTACGAACATTGCACCGAACAAAGGCTCAGCGCGACATGAGGAACTGGTATCGTGTGTTAGTGCGGCACTAACATGGTCCGGGGCTGCGCTACGTAACGCTACACGTGGTAACTCGTTTGCATAGGCTCGGCGCGACATTGGGAACTGGTATCAATAGGCACAAAAAAAAGGCAGTGCCGAAGCACTGCCTTAGTCGTTACTCTGTGATGGTCTCCCATATCATCGCGGGTGTTAAGCATGAATTGGTTGGTGTCCAATATGATTCGTCCCATGACTCACAACCTAGTAACAAGTTAATGAATATGAAGGCTAGAAAAAAGCCGGTGAGTGCGAGGGCGGCAACCGCCCCCGCTGTTTCGACTAGGCGTCTCACTTGAGTACCGCCAGTGCCGCTTTGACTTTGGCAACCATGTCGGTCACGTCAAAGGTCGCTTCCTCTGCCGACTGGCATACCTTGATGACATCGTTCAGATTGTCACGGATACGCTGATCCAATGGGCGGTTGCGTGAACCCGCACCATCTGATGGCTTGTCAGCATCCAAGCGCTTAGTGAGCTGGCGCTTGAAGTCGTTACGCCGTGCGCCGATCTGTTGTTGCCAGTAACGGCGCGTTGTCTTCTGCGCATCCGTTAACGACTTAACAGGCTTGGCTAGCAAGGTCTGAACATTCTTGGCAAAGCCGAGAACGATAGCCTCATTGAGCGCGTTAAACTCATCGGCCTTGATGGTCGAGCCTTCAGATTTCGGCGAGACGAAATCGGTCGGTTGATCGAAGCCATCGGCAATCAAGCAATCAAGAGCGGCAACGCCTGCCTTGTCTGCAACGATTGAAGTCGATACGGCTTTAGAGACTGCCGCTTGGGTCTGTTGGGATAAAGTACGCATGTCATATCTCCTATGATTGACAGTTAAAGTTAAGCCAACGGTTCCCGCCGTTGACAATTACATTAGGCCTCAAACGTGATAACAAATCAATAGATAAACTGACACGACAACAAGTTTACACAAATCTCGATAGGCAAATGTTAGTGCGGCACTAACAAAACAGGATCGGCGCGACCCCACCCGCCCCCCATGACCCCGCTAGCAGTTTAGGATTCCGTATTATCTATATATTACTAATCTGCACGAATTTTCGGGTTTTTCCTGAGTTCGACCCCCACCCCCCTCTATATAGGAACACCCCCCGGTAGGAGTCCCAACCTCCTTGCACGAAAACAAATTATTGTGTATAAATCGGCAGTAACGGTTAACAACCTGCGGAAATTTGTATATGGCCTTGGTACTAGAACCAGAAATTGGAGTGCCGTACTCGGATAAAATCCCGTACATGGACCTTCGTGCGCGAGCGGAAGCCGCGTGCAATACCGCAACTATGCTTGCGGAACACGGTTTGGACCTAGAACCTACGTCTGAAGACGAAGACATCGCCGCTAAACTAGCCCTCGCTTACGCGGATAACCCTGAAAAGACCTCTAAAAAGGTCACGACGAAGCGTGCGGCGAAGCTACCACCCCCTGCCTTGGTTGCTACTCACGGAATACTCACCCAGTTTGGGCATTCGGTGGTGGAAAGTGCGGTACAGGTCCGCCATCTTGTTACAAATAAGCTGATCGAAGAGACCGAAAACCC